AGGTGACAATTTTAGACAGAGAGATAACTCCGGCCGTGGAGGAAGCGGTGGTGGAGGTGGCGTGGAAGGCGGCGAAGGTGGGCGTGGAGGTGGGGGCGATTACTGTCCCGTTCCACCACAAAGGATTAGCTTGAGAGGTGGGGAGAGACGAGGAGGAGACTTTGTTGTTGAAGATAGTCCAGTCAGTCGAGAGGAGACAACCAAAGACCGAACCAGAGGCCGTGTCGCAGTCAAAATCAGCCGTAGTGAGGGTTAAACCATCGCCGGCGGTGTAAAGGCCATCGGCGGTCAAATCTTGGCCCACAAGGGTCAAGTCTACGGTGTTAGAGTCGGTAACGGTCACGGACGAGTGGAGTTCGGAGTCTCGAGCAATGTTAGCGTCAATAAAGTTCTCGGAAATGGTGGAGGTGGAGGAGACTAGGCCGTTAATCGCTTGGAGAACGCCGGTTAAGACTTGAATCGTTAAACTCTTGGAAACATTTAGGTCGGTGGTGGAAGCGGTAGTAGCGGCAAGGTTGGTGGTGGTGGCGTTGGTAGAGGTTGAACTCGTAACGGCTAAGTTAGAGACTATTAGCCTGTTCCACACTTTGTCCCATTTAAGGTTGATGGAGGAACCAAGTCTTAAAGCCGTGTCGCCCCAGAGCAGTTGGCCCGAGGCGACAGTGGAAGAACCAGTGCCACCTTGGGGGACAGTGATTTGAGCATGGGTTAACTGAACCAAACCAAGAATGATAATCGTTGAAACTATTAAAGCTAAAAGTATTTTACGCATAATATGATTTTATGAAGCCGGAAGCTCCGACCGGCGATAATAATGTAATGGTCCCAGCGACATAAGAGATGTAGATTCCATCACCCTCTTCGTAGATGAGTCCATTAACGTTAATAAAGAAAGGTTCATTGGACACGGTAAAGGAAGTGTTGGTGTCGTCCACATCACCAACGGGAGTTTCTTTGTTAAGAGCGGCGCTGGCACCGCCTGAAATAGTAACTTTAGTCGCGTCATTCCCAGCGTCATCGGTCACGGTCACCCCCGCTCCCACGAAGTTAAGGTTGGTGCGTTGGGTTAAGTCTGATCCTTCGTCTTGGATGGTATGACCACCGCCAGTTGAGCTACCGAGAGAGTTGACTTTATCTTGCAAATTACTAACCTTCTGAATCAAGAACGATGTTCGTTGGTCTACAATCCCAATCGCCCTGTTAAGTATATCATCAGTCAGTTTGGTGGTTTTCTTACCAAAGCCCTTGATGGCGGAAATATCCAAGCGTTCGTCATCCTTTAATAATTCTAAAGAATCTCTAATCTCATCAGGAGAGAGGTCTTTAATATCTCCATCCTTGCCGTCTTCACCATCCCGTCCATCTCTACCATCACGGCCATCAAGACCATCCCTACCAGACCTCCCTTGTTCTCCTTTATCTCCCTTATCACCCTTTTGTGCCTTGACTCTTTTAATAATCTCTTGTAAGACCTTAATCTCATCCTCCATCTCTGATTTAAGAGAATGCATATGACCGTCCATCATCTCCTTGTTTTCCTTGATTTGCCTGATGATTTGGGCTACCACTTTAGCCACTTCTTCAGAAGAAGGGGTATCGGTAAGTTTGGCTAGTTCTTTAGCCATCAAGAGGAGTTTATTTAGTTTGGCTGGGTCTTTCATTGACTTTATTATTGGTGGTGGTATAAAGGGGGGATGATAGCGTTTATCTTATGGTGGGGTTTTATAGGGGGGGTTATTGGATTGATTGGTTATTTGATGTTTGAATACTAATCACTTGAGCCAACAATAGAAGCCCCAACACCTACCCCCGCCGCTCCAACTAATCCAGTAGCCCCAGCCCCAATCAACCATTTGATGTAGGGGTATTCCTGGGCCAGCAACTGCAAATTATTCTTTCCGATAATGTTTTCTGATTTTTCCGCCAGATTACCAAGGGCTTCAAGCGCATAACTTTGGTTTCGCATTGAATTGGCATACTGATTGCCTTTCGGTAGTAAATCGGCAATGTATTCATTTGCTGCCCTTCTGACTGATAGGGAAATTTCTTTTCTGGCGTTTTCTCCTAAAACATCACTTTGTAGTAATTTTTTTATCGCCGGTAATTGGTCAAATGTTTGCCTACCCTCAAATAATCCAAGGGTATCTTTTTTACCAACATTATCCATAAAAGCATCTACGACAGCATTGTAAGTTTTTTGAGCATTGGAGTCAGAGGCAAAGATTAACTTCAAATCCTCATTTCCGGCCATAAGTCTAGACCTTAGTTGGTTAGAATTAAATGGGACTTTATTTCTAGTTATGTAAGCCCTAACACCAGCATCGGTCTGGTCAATCTTTGACCTAATAGCCCCTATGTTTTCTCCGATTGTTGCTTTTGGAGATACAACATCATCAATAGCATCAGCAACTATTTTATCTCGTTTGGAAAATTGTATTTCCGCTTTTCCTAAAAAAGTCGGGTCTGTTAATCTTCCTTGTCTAATCGCTTCCGCCCTCATTTTGGGGGTAGTTTTGGGTGATGCTAAATCTTGAGCAAATTGCTCTGCCCTTAATTTCCTACCCTTGAGACCACCTGTAACACCACCAGCGACGGTACCAACCGCACCCCCAATAACTGCTCCACCAACAGCGCCCAGCGCACCACTTATTAGCAATTCTTCAGTGGTTTTGTTTGCTTCGGCCGCCATACCAGCTCCCTGTACTCCACCCTCAACTGCTCCAGTAGTTGCCCCAGCCCCCAAGCCCCGTAAGGCCCCGCCCGTTATAGTGGTAGCTTTACCAGCTCCAAATAATTGCGAAACTCCACCAGCTTTTTCAAGTCCTTTAGCGGCTTGTAGGGTTCCTGTTCCGCCCCTACTTACACCGCCCACCAAAGAGCCACCAGCAATAGTTCCCGCCAACCTAGCCGCCGAACCAACAACTTGTTTATCAGATACTAACGACTCAGCAAAGTCTGAATTGGCATCGGCGATTTTCTCTATATCAGCTTGATTAAGTTTCAGGAGATTCATCGTCCTGGAAGTATCTTCGCCATTTGCTCGTTGATCTTTTAATTTCATTAACAAATCAGTCTGTTGGTTAGCTAAATTGGTGTAAGCATCATCAAGCGAATTTAGAGCGGATGGGGCAGCGATTGCCTGCCCCAAACCTTCAGCCAATTTCCCTCCACCAATAACATTAGCCGCAAAGTTCTGGGCTTTCTGCCAGAATCCTTGTGGTTTCTGCTCAAATTGATTACCGGCAGTCGTTTCGGTTAGATTAGCTTGTTCTCTAAAGGCGGCGGTTGTTAATGGGTCTAATCCCTCTAAATTATAGCCACGCTTAACCAATCCTTCTACTAAGGCTTGTGGGTTAGTTCCGACTGGAGCCTTTTCTAAAATTGACTTGAATTGTTGTTTGGTGATTTCCATATTATTGGGTTGGGGCCATAAAGCTATTAAGCCAAGAATTAAGTGGACTAGATGTATCTTGTAGGACAGTATCAACATCGTTCAAGTATTCTTCCGTTGTTTGCCCGTGACTTAGTTTCCATAAATCTTCAGCGCCCGAAACACGGGTTTTGGTAGTTGAAACTATCCGATTCTGAAGCTGGTTTAATGCACCATCAATCACAGCTAAGTTAAGGTCCAAACTAGCGGTGGTTCGTGGATTTACTTTTGCGTATTCCCTTGATTCCTCTGGGCTAAAAGCAGCCCCGGTGGCATTAGTTCGATAAGTTTGAAACTCACGACTAAGTTGGGTTGCCAAGGCTGTTAGTTGGGGGTTACCGGTAACACCAGCTAATCGGTTTGAAATATCTTCGGCCTTACCAACCAACAAACCCATATCACCGCCACCATCCGAATATGCTTGGATTGCGTCTTTAAGACCGATCATAGCTTCATAATCAGTAACTTGATTACCAAACTTGGTGGCATTTTCACCAGTCAGTTTCTCCTCAACGGCATTGGAAACTTCATTCCAAGCAGCCTTATAATTTCCACTAGCAATATAACCCGCCATATCAGCCCTAATGGCTTTTCCTCTTTCTGAGCCAACTAAACTGGCTGTTTGATTAACCAAGGTGGACCATTTGGGATCTGATAATACCTCTTGCGCGCTTTCTAGTTGTTCATATTCAAGATTAGCTTTTGAAATTTGGAGATTCTTTAATTGCCTATCTAATGGATTAGAGAGGTAATTAGCCCCTATTCTAGCTGCTTCTTCTGGGGTTTTAGCGCCGAAAATCTGTTGCATCAAGGCAGTGCCCCCACCATTTTGGCCGACAGTTAAGCCAGTTTGATAGATTAGCTCCTTATTCTCCTTCGCCTCATCTTGCGCTCGTTGCCTATCACTTTGAGCAGACTCAAAAGCTCTCTGTTCAGCCTTACTAAACAAGTCCTTGTTTCTTTCGTAATTTAACCCAAGAACATCTAATCTTCTTTGACCTTGTTCCATTTGAACAGCAACCGCTCTGTCGGCAATGGACTTTGCCGAGTCGAATCTCCCTTGAGCGGCCATCCCGATAATGGCGATGTCGGCTTGTTTACGGAGAGATACTCGTTGAGCCTCTTGAGCAGAGGCGTTTCTTTGGGCGGCAGTCGCTGTTCCAGCCCCAGTTTGAATTTGCTCGACTTGTTTTCGTAGGGCTTCTTGTTCGCTTTTTAGTTGCTGGTTGTATTCCTTGACTTGAGCTTCAAGTTCAGGCACGCCGGCTTTTTCTTCAGCTTTAACTGTTAGCTCAGTCTCGCCGGGTGTGGCAAGGGCGGCTTTTAAGTATGATTCAAAAGACTCTTGTTCTCCAGCTTGGGCTTGAACAGCTTTAGTCTCCAGTCCTTGAGTGAAGTCTTGAGTAGAAAATCGGCTTAGCTCCGCCGTGGTAGATGTGTCTAGTTCTTCGGCGGTTAAATTAAAGGGTGTATTCTCTGTTGAGAGTTGATTGGCATCAATGGGTTCTAGGGGATTAAAAGCAACGCCGGTGTATTTTGACGCTTGTCTTCCGGCAATGCTTGCTTTTTCTATCGTTTGTTGAAGTGTGTCTTCCATAATTAAATTATACCATTATTTATAAGGTTATTGAAGGTTTGTTGTCTACCAATAATGAGTAAAGTTCTTTCGCGCCCGTCCATTCCATATAAATCTTAAACTGTATCCAGTTGGCCTCCTCACCGATAGTAAAACCACTAACCGCCGTGCCGGTTATTTCACCTAATTGTCGCCATTTAGCTAGTTTTGCCACCGATGTTCCAGTTGCTCCGGTGATGTTTTCTTTTAAAGCAACATAATAACCCGCCCCGGACTCTACCCGCTCAATCGGTGCTGACATTCCCGAGCCAGTGCCTTGGACGATCTGAACCTCATCACCTTGCGTAAAATCTGACGGATCTTCAGTGGGTTCGAAAGCGTCAGTCCCTCGCCATTCAATTTTAGTGTAGAGTTCCGTATCGTCTATGCGGTATTTCACCACACACCTATCACCGGAGTATAAATCACTTAAAGCGGCATAAATCTTATTCCACTTATCTCGGAAGACCGAGCTGTGAATCTTGGGCGTGATGATGTAACCTCCTTGCTCGGTATCATCGTGGGTATCATTGGTCCATAGGCCATATTGAATGTCAGTGGCGGCGGTCAAATTGTCCCCTCCATCCAAGAAGTAACTCATCCCAAACACCACTCTTCCGCCATCGGAGGGGGTGGGATTTTGGGTCTCAAATACCTTGATTGGACCGGCGAAAGCGACCCTAAACTGCCCGTAATCAGTTAAATTGGTCGTCCCAGTATCAGCTACCGCTTGGTAACTTGGGGAAAACTTATGATACAGGCCATTACGCGAATTCCAGGCCCACACTCCAGCCGGAAAATCGTTGAAGGTGGCATTAACGCCCGATGAGTTGTCCCGCAAGTTGGAAACACAGATTAAAATTTCTTCACCATCTACCGCCATTCCCTTTGAATGGATAGCTTGTTGGTGGAGGTTGGAGGAGGTATTTTGCATTGTCTTGTCGTCTAAGGGCAAGCGGTCTATCTCCGAGAACACCCCACCATTAAAGACCAGTAACCTACCCAACGAATCCATAATGTATGGTACGTCGTCCTTAATCACTCCGGCCATTATTCTTGACGAGTGGAGATAATACTTAGCCGAGGGAGAGTTGGCAGTGATACCATCCCACCCTAAAACAATCGCCTGTCCGCCAGAAATGTTATTCCCGGCACTGGAAACCCCAATCCACAACCTATCCTCACCAGCCACCAAAAAGGTAATCTGATAATCCGGGGCGAGATTTAAGTCTAGGGTATAAGTGCTGGATGTCGCTAGAGTATCACTAGTATTAACACTCCAGACCTTATCCCCTCCTTCGGTAACATATAATCTCTCACCATTACCGTCTGGGGTGAAGGTAGCTAAAAGATGATGGGTATTGCTGGTCAAGCCATTGACTGAAACAGTAGATTCAGATGAACCGTCCCATTTATTTATATCATCGTCCGCAGTCCCGTATATTTCCGAATTAAAATTGACTGCATCACCATCATCAACACCGACCGACATTGGGTCGGCGGTTACTTGGGTCAAAGAATCAAACGGCGAATTACCGCCATCATATTGAAGCCCATTTGAAAAAACTCTAACCGCGTTTGAAAAATACACCAGAGCCGAAACGGGGCCAAAATTACTAATCTCACCATCTCCGGTTGTTATTCGTTTTGTTCGAGTGGTTCTTATTTTCCCGACATTTGAATTGGGGTCTATATTGAAGGTCTCTTTTAAGTCCCCAAGGATATCACTCCGGTTATTCTGCTTCCAGTTGTTTTGAGGTAATTTAAACATATTAAGAGTTCCAAACGGCGACATAACCAATAGTTGTGCCGTCGCTATTTGATAAAAGTTTAAATGAATCTGGTGGCCCCAATACACTGTAAGTTCCAGAACCACCTTCATCGACTGCTTGATTTTCTGAAGACGCGGCCTTGCTTCCGGCGGTGACTGTCGGCACCTCACTTAGTTTAAACCTCCGTGCGAGGGCCTTTTGGACATTATGGGGAATAGAATCGAACCGCCCCAAAATATCCATCACTTCGGCGATTATCTCCTGTTTAAATTGTTCTTTGTCATCCATACTAGCTTTTATCTTGATTAGTCCAAACAGATGAGTTCTTAGCTTGGTTCGACCACTTAGCATCCGCCGTGGCAACTGTCGGGGCTTTAATTGAAATCTCGGCGGCTATAGTGTCGGCCGACACCGTGGCTCCGGCGGCAACTGTTGGCGCGGGCATAGTAATCTCCGTGGCAACAACATCAGGGGAGACGGTAACATTAGCGGTGTCTGAAATCGCTAATAATGCCCCGACGCTACCAGTCCCTAAGTTATCTGTACTGTTGTAATCGACTTGGTAATAACCCGTATTGGTGACTGCTGTTCGGGTGGCGGTGGCAGAACCGCACCTTGAATCAACGGAAGCAGCAAAACCAAAATCGGCCCTCTCTGTCCAAGTCGGGTTATCATTTTCTATTAAATATCCGGAAACAGTTGATGTCCCATTGTTAGTGACAGCTCCACCAGAGAACATAATCATCAAAGCGTTAGCGACGTTAACAATACCAGTCGCGTATCGTGGTTCATCATCAGCTACCTCGGTTCCAATGTCGGATGTAGAAGCAGTAATATTCTCTGCCCCAGCTAATGTCCCGGTAATACGATAGAGGACCCCGGTTTTAGTAACACCCGAAGCATCTATTTGGTTAAATGTAAAATCGGCAGCAGCGACATCGGCAGCGTCAGCTAATTTAGCGAAGACATCAAGTCGTCTTGATGTTGAAAATGATACACCGGTTATAGCATCCCAATCAGTTGGAGTTGTCCAAGCGCTACCTTGACCAATTTGAAAAAGGAAGCCGACCAACAAATCTCCTTCTGCTAATCCAGTAGGTTTAGTGATTGATAGGTTGGCGTCATTTTCCACCGACCCTGTTGAGACTGAACCGAAGGCTGCCATATTAAGCTAGGGCTAGAGTGAGGATGCCACTGGCGTTAAAGGTGACCGCGAATGTTCCGGCGGTTGAGGTTTGGTCTGAACCGAAGTCGATCACCGCGATAATTGGGGAAGTCCCAGCGGTGCCAGTCCATTTGTAGAGAACGAGGTAACGAGCGGTAATAGTGGCACCGGTAGCAGAGGGGTCGACGGCGTCCCACTTACCAAGGTCATTAGTGTCATCTGTTGAGGAGGTAGGGGTGATAGTAAAACCATTTCCCGCCCCGGTGGTGTAAGTACCCGAAGTCCCTACCTCGTTAGCGGACACATCGTCAATAAACACTTCGGCATCAATATCCGGCGTGTGACTTGAGGTAAGAAGCATACCCTTAATGGTATCAGCTTCCAAATCGACCGCGGTGGAGATTTGGGCATTATCTCCCACTAACCTGCCCTTCATAGAATTCGGGATGTAGCTTGCCATTTTATTATTTTATCTATTAGAACGATAATAACTTTTAATAATCTTCTGTTCATCTTTGGACCTTTTGGAATACCAATCTTCAATCATTGCCTCCATCTCTTTTACCATTACCGCCAAGTCATTCTTAATCGCTAGGGATTTAGACAAGGCATAGTCTAAGGATGCCTCCAGTGAGAGGTAGCGATGGAAAATAGCCGGCACACCAACTGATTTGGTGGTGTCGGTATGGGTAAAATAGGATGGTTTCCGGCGATAATGCACCGTTAGGCCAGAGGCGATTGAATAGTTAGGGGTGGGGTAGAGCATCACTGTCCCGCCGGTCTTGTCGTAGTAGGTTGGGATACCGCCGTTAGAGGTAACATCTGTTAAATAAACTTTGGCAATCGGGTCGTTGATGTCTATTGGGTGGAGGAGGATTTTATTACCGGAGCTATCCAAGATAAGGACTTTAACAATATCTAAAAACTCCACATCGAAGCTGTAGTCTTGTTGGCTGGAGACCAAGGCGGTGCTACCAATCGGCAGGTCGGTGTAATTAGTATCATCAAACTGCCACCGGCCGTCCACGGACATTATTTTGGTGGCTAACTTATCATAAGCTCGGTTCAGCCGAGCGGTAAAATCATACAGGCGATTAGTGTTGCCAGTGATGTCGCCGTAATTAGAGAAAATGGTTTGCTCACAGTCTTGGATGAGTCCAAGCTTGGTCGAGGTATCATTGAATACCATAAGAGTTGCGTTAGTGATAAACTTGTCGCAACTCAAGTAGCTTGATTATAGCACTTTTTTCAAGTCAATACAAATGAGGGGCTTAATCTACCGCACAACAGTTGCGGCAGGGTTTCCCCTTATTGCACGGTAGATAAAACTCCCCATTACTTGAATTTCTTTTTGAACTCCTCGATGTGATTAAAAGTCTCAATTACTACTTTGCCGTCTTTGGTCCGAGCGGTCTCAATATCATCGTAAGGATTAAGCAGGGGCTTAACCTCTTTTTGGACCAAGGGAATGATTTTGTCCTTGATTTTCTGCACTTTAAGGGCAATCTTATTCCGTTGGCGCTCCAACTCCTCACGCTTTTTCATCAAGGCCAAGTGTTCGGTCTTCATATCCTCGGGGATCGCCGCCAACTTAGACTCGTTGATTTGATTGGCTAACTTGGTCAGCTCAACATTCAATTTGGTTACTTCTTTCACAATCTCTTCCCCTTTATCAGTCAATTCTTTCGGTGGGACCACTTTAGCGGTAATCACTTGTTCTTTTTTCTCAAACTTGAGGATTTTGCGTTCAATCTCCTCAATCTCGCGCGACATGGCTCGCCCCTCGCCAACCACTTGGTCTTTGAGGGTGATTAAATCGTGTAGTTTTTTATTGTCTAGGGTTATCATAGCCGCTTATTGTTAAGTTAAATTTATCATATAAATCTTGATGCTTCTCGTAAATATACTGGTATAACTTCTGGTGATTAGGATGAGTGGTGGCTTGGGTCATTTGTCCCTCGTGGCAACGATACCTAAGGGCGATAAAGTCGGAAGTGTTTACCCGACAACCCAACGCTAACAATCTAATCCAAAACTCCCAGTCTTCCAACCCCAATCTCATGGTTTCACTTTCATCAAACCCTCCACTTTCGACCCACATCCGCTTACTAAAGACCGCGTTGCAGTAGATGGTATTTGATTGGAGGATTCGTTCAAGGTTGGTGTTGGGGTTTGGGGTCATCACAACATGCCGTTCACCAAACTCCATTAAAGCACACTGGGCGATGGTCTTGTCGTCATCTATCAATCTCATGTGTTCCTCAATCGCCCCTGGGACCAACTTATCATCCGCGTCCAGGCACATTAGATATTCTCCGGTAGCCTCTTTAATCCCGGCATTCCTAGCCGAGGACAGACCGCCGTTTTCTTTCTCAATGTACCGCACTCCCAATTCCTTGCACACCTCAACCGTATTATCCGGCGAGCCGTCTGATACCACAATAATCTCGTGGATGGAGTAGGTTTGGGCCTTGATAGAGTCCACACACTCCTTTAAGTAGTGGGCGTACTTGTAGCAGGGGACGATGATGCTAATTGAAGAGGTGAGCATACTTCTCTCTATTATCTAACAAATACTTGGGGAGGTCAAACTCATCAACCCACATTTTGAAGTCCCGACCAATATAATCAGTTTTATCAGCCATTCGACTAACCAACATCGCCTTATTATATTTGGTGTTAATCTCTTGATGAGAGTTACTTTCAAATTTCTGTTTAATCAAATCAACCCCGCCCATATTGGTAAAGTGCCACCCCCCTCGTTCTATTTTCACGAAGGGGGTTATTTCCTTGGCTCGTAAGTGATTCAAACAGTTTTCTTTGATAGTTTTATAAGTAGTGGCGATTGTTCCCGTCCAGTTATCCTTTTCGTTGGTGCGTAGATTCAAAAAATAACAGTATGATAATTGGTCTGGGCGATAAATCTCTCCATCAAGTTGAATCTTGTCAAGAATTTCCGGATTCCATATCTCATCTAAGTCAGAGACAAAGATTAAGTCCGTATCGTTTACCCCAACTAAGGCATCCTTGACAGCCTCTTTTTCAAAGAAATCTCGCATAAAAGAGGACTCCCCGGGCGGTACTTTAGAGCTGGTTAGTGCCGGATGGTCTGAAGGGAAGTCGGCTCTAGTCATTGGGGGGTTGGGGATGATGTGATGAATTATTTTATCCTGCCACTTGCTAAATCTGGCCTTGTTTAACTCATAGTATAAAGGTTTGGGTAGTCCCGAGTGTGTCATGGCAGATTCAAGCAAAACAAACTTATCCACATAAGGATAGAGTATTCCCAGTCTAATCTCCAGTAAATCTAATTCGGCATTAAAGTTAAAGCAGTCATAAATCATAGCAACTTGATTAAGGCTTCGGTTTTTAGTTTGTTATATTCGGGTGTCGCGAAAGGGGGATAATTACTCGCGCTCTTGTAATGAAAAATAAAGTAGTCATCAAATGGCTGGTCTTTGGTTTTAAAAACATCCACCGAATAAGGATGCGGAAAATCTTTAACCAACTGTCTCATTTTAGCATAATTCTTGTGGAAAACTCCAGTATGTGCGCCGTTAAAACTATATTCCTCATCATCTACCAGCGTCCACATCTCAAGCTCTAAAACTTTAGGATGGTGTTTTTTAAGATAGAAGTGATTAAACCCTCCAACATCTCCGCCTAATTCCGAGGCCACCCTCCAGTTCATATCTTCAGGGTGAAGGGTGTCCATATTAAACATCATCAACCCCGTCCAGGGATAGGTAATCAAAGGTCTAAGTTGAGGGACAAACGCCCAATCATAACCCGTCATATCAGGGAGCTGGTTCATTAAGAACATATCGTAGTCTAAATAAACAACCAAACCCTGACGGGGGACCAGTTTCCACATCTCAGTTAGGAGGGAAGCAACTTTACAACTAGGTTCGTCAAATCGCCGATCCCCAACAATCGGGATACACTCCACTCCTAATTGCTCACACTCCTTGGCTATTAAATCACCTTGAGAGCTATCAAACACCGTGTAATTGAAGTCGGTTAAATGTTTCTTCAGGGAATTAAGCTGAAGCTCGATAAAGTCAGGACGATTATGATTTAGGGTGATTATTTCCATAAATTATAAGCGCCTCGTTCCATAATTTGCGCTTCGCCGGGGTAGATTACCCAGTCTAAGTAAGACCTTAACTTAATATACAGCTCTTTGGGGTGCTTGAGGATGGTTTCTTTCGGCAAAATGTAATTAGACCCCGGCGCAAACCGGACATACTCTTGGTGGTCAATACCTAATAACCTCATCATTTCCACGGCGTGTCTGGCCGGATGTGGCCCCAAATACCACCGGTTGTTTATCTCCTCATACATCCCGTCCACATACCGACACACCGGCTCGTAAACCTCGTGATGCTGGGTTAACAAAGGAGTGAAAGTCTTATTGCCTTTAACCAGGTCAAACTCCTCTTTAGTGATGTATTTAAACAAGTTGGCCTTAGTATACACCGCGACTTCGGGGAGATTGTCGTAATTGTCTATGATATAAGTCAGTTTGTCATACCAATCGCTGCCGATATTTGGGACTACTATTGCCCCCTCCAAAGGTTCTTCACTTCGGTCATAAAGGACATAGTCATCGCTGTATTCTTTTAGCCACGAGATGTCGTGATTGTAGCGCGAGAGGATAAATTTCATAGATAGGTAAATTGAGGGTATTCGTTTTGGGGCAGTTGCCAGAGGCCTTTGTTATATCCGGCCCAAAACTTAGGGGCCAGCACTCTAGCCCCACTCATTAAAGCTGGGAGGATAGCGAAGCTGGAGTTGGAGATAATCAGGTTTTTCGCATAACGGATAGACCGCCAATTTAGAGAGATGTCGTGGATAATCGGATAGGGGAAGAATTGTCTGGCGGTGTGAGGGTCGTCAGTGTGGACTTCAAACCTCATCCCCGGCATCATTGCGATTGCTTTATCCCAATAAGACTTGGGAAGAAAGAGGTCTGATACTCCAACATATTCCCCACCGCGGAAATTGATAATACAAAGGTCGTCTGGTAAATCAAGGGGTTCAACCTCAAACCAACTCTTATCCAGAGTAGTAAAGTAACGCTGGTCTTGAAACTCTCCGTCTATTAAAGTAAAGTCCTCTACCTCTTTAATTCTAAGGTCATAAGGTCTAACATCGTGGCCGTCCTTAAAGACCTTGGTTTCATTAAATTCGTGGGCCAAGTTCTCCACCGGCACACCCATATCAAGTTTCATAAATGTCCCCTTAAAGTTCTCGGGGTAAATCATCCCGAAATCGTAACCCTTCTCAAGAGCTAAGCACCGCGTGGCGGTGTAACGGTGGAGCTGGTTGCCTAAACCTGACCCTTGATGAAAAACGCCAGCAATCATACATTATTTAACTTAGCAAAACTGCCAAAATATTTCTTAGCTCCCTTATTGTAAGCTAGTGCCGCTTCTTTTGCTGTTGAGAAATACCCCAAATGCTTCTGCTTGCCATCAATATTTATCTTTGACACCCATCTTTTTAACCTTTTACCATACGGGAAGTAACACACCCCTTTATAGCCAGAGGTATTTGCTTTGCTCAACTTTTGATTAAAAGTATTTTGTTGTTGAGTACAAAATCTTAGATTTGACCTTCTATTATCCAGCCCATCGCCATTCTTGTGGTCTATCTTCATACCCTCAAGGCCACTCATAATAAGAGTGTGCATAAATAGGTTTTTATTACCTCTGGTTTTCTTAGCCGCGTAACCATTTGAAAAACACCAGTTCAACTCGTTTATGCGAGCAAAATCCCCGTTATCTACGATTGCTCTTTTTTCTTTTGTTAGCGAGATATATTTCATAAAGAATGAAAACAGAACGTGTTCATTATATCACGGTTCTCATCGATAATGTGTTCTTTGGAGAAGTGGATTGCCGCTTCAAGGGGAGCGAAGTTACAACCCTTAGACTCAAGCCAGAGTCGGTTGTGGCAACAAATAAATCCATCCTCATTAGTGTTGCCGAAATAGGACTGCCATTTTCTAGTCGACGCCAAGTCCATTAGTTTTTTACTTCTAAGGGACACGCTGTTACCCACCCTTACCAACCCGCCTTCTTCATCCCGGTAAGAGTAGTCATCTCTCGGTAGGGGCCACGGCGCGCCGATGAAGTCATAATTCAACCAGTCGTTGTCCCATAGTTCGGGGTGGATGATATAACCATCGGCATGAATTAACAGTGCAAATTCGGTGTCAATATGCTTAGGAAGTTCTTTAATCACCGCCTTGTTCCATTCGTCTATGCTGTGAGTGTTTAGATCCAAGAGTTTAACCGCTCCAAACTTTATCCCGTCCTGACTCATTCTTAACGCCGCTTCGTGGTTTTCTTTGTCCACTGAAGTAACGGTTACTAAAGTAACCTGAGGAAGGTTAAGCATAGTCTAAAGGGATGGGCGCACCGGTTTTCTTAATATAATCCTCTACATAGTTAGGCTCAACATCTGGTCTTGTTTTACGGGCCAATTCGTACATGGTTTTCCGTCCGGTTCCTAGATATTCAAAGGCTGATTTTTTGTCCCAGGATTTAATTCGCTCCGCCAGTAATTTAGCAATTACATCGACATAGTCGCCTTGAGTCCATTGGTTAATATACGCCATTGGAAAAGGCCATGGGTTAGGTTTGAAAGAAGTCCTTAAGATTAAGTGATTGGGATGGGTTTTTACCACTTCCTCACCTAATTGTTTAGTCAAAGCATAAGCCCCCATTGGATTCTTGGCATACTCGGTTGAGATATATACAAACGGAGTGTCAAGGTACTTCATTACTAACTGGAAAGTGCCAAAAGTGTTGGTTTGGAAGCATTTATTTTGCTCCTTTTCGGCCTTTTTAACATCGGTGTAAGCGCCCATGTGCAATATTAGGTCATACTGACCGTCAGGAATAGGGTAAGTGATGTCCCAATCCTCTATCCCAACATATTCACCTTCAAGGTGTTTCTTTAATTCGGCTGCTAATCTGCCAGTTCCACCAGTAATTAAGATTTTAGGCATAAAATTCCTTTACCTTACTGATAATGTAAAGTTGGTCGCTGTCGGTCAGGTGGCTGTAGACAGGCAGTGATAATAATCTCCGCCACACCTCGGTTTTAGGTAGGGGATTTTTAGCAGCCTTCTTCCAGTAAGTCAGTTCAGACAATGGTTTGAAGTGGACGCTGGTTGAAATGTCATTTTCAGCCAAAAACTCACTCAAACCATCACGATTATCAAACTCTGGGGTAAAGTATTGGACAGTATGAGAGTATTCCGGGGCCACAAAGCCCGGAATGTCCTTAAAAGCTTGGTTATAAAGGTCAGCAATCTCTCTTCTCCTGGCGTTCATCTCATCCAAGCGTCTTAATTGACCCAAACCAATCACCGCCTGGACATCGGTCATATAAGCTTTAATCCCCAAATGAGTAATATCGTAGTCCCAGGTGTAACCTTTCTTGCCCACTCGGTCGTAAGTAGTCTTTTCAATCCCCAACCAAGTCAAAGTGCGAAGTTTTTTGGCAATCTCCTCGTCATTAGTGGTAATCATCCCGCCGTCAAAAATAGGCATCGTTTTAACGGCTTGAAAACTATAGACCGTTATATCCCCTTGCCCTACTCCAGGAGTAAACATAGCGTGAGCGGCATCCTCAATAATCAAACCGCCAAACTTGCGTTTTAAGGCCGGTATATCAGCCAACCTGCCGTGGGAGTCAACGGCAATGATTGCTCGTGTTTTAGGGGTAATTTTGACCGCTTCGGGGTCTATACAAAGGGTTCTTGGGTCTATATCAGCAAAGGTAACATCCATTCCGTTCCATTCGCCCACAATCGCGTCTGATACAAAGGTCATCGGGGTGGTAATCAGCTCTCCGTCCTTAATGTCGTAGACTTTCAAGCACAAGTCTAAGGCCGAAGTGCAGGAGTTGGTCGCTACGGCATACTTAGCCCCGACATACTCGGCAAACTTCTCTTCAAACTCTTTAACTTTCGGCCCTTGGCCTACCCATCCGCTATCAAGCACTTCTAAAAGCTCTTTTTTAGTTTGGTCATCAAACGAGGGTTTGCAGACTGGAATCATAAATGTTTTTTAATTAAATAAAGTTGTTCGTCTTGTTTGGTTTGGTCGTCTAGCTGGTGGGTGGTTTGGTGTTCACTTATCCCGATTACGACATTTAAGTCGTTAAGGATGATCGGCGGACCATAGCGAGAGTGAAGCCTAGTATAATAGTCGCAATCCAACATCCAAGTCATCATCTCGTCAAACAATAAAGGGTCTTGGTTTTCAAAAGTTAACACCGAGGGGGAACCGATAGTGTTCTCACCTTTAACAATATCCTCATTATAGTACGGCAAATGCGGTCTGCCAACCACCATTTCATCGTGGAGACAACCCGTGACTAACCAACCGCCCTTAAAATTGTCCACAATCTCTTGGAGAGCGTCATCGTGAGCCAGGTAATCATCCATATAGAGGATTTTAATTATCTCACCCTTGCATTTTTTAATCGCCGCGTTGGTATTCTCGGCCATCTTGCCCTCCATAGTAATAACTATCTCATAATCCTTATAAGTTTGACTCTCAATACTAGCCAAGCACCGACCTAAAAAGTAGGCTGCGTTCGGCATATTGTAGAAGGGGATAGCGATACTAATCATATTGAGACTTTATCCACCAATAAGTCTTAGTTAGCCCCTGTTGGAGGGAAACTTTAGGCCTAAAGCCCAGACTTTTAATCAGTTCGTTGTCAGTATTCCGCACTTTCCCTCCGGTCGGGCCGGGGATAAACTTGATTTCAATCTCCTTGTCCTCAATAAAGCTGATTTTAGTCACTAAATCTTTAATTGAGACAGTTTCATTGGGGCCGATGTTCACCGGGCCGGTCAGATCAGAGTTCATCAAAATCTCAATCCCGTCTAAAAGGTCGTCAATGTAGATAAACGGTCTAACTTGCTCTCCATCACCCCACACTTCTATTTTGTCAGATTGAATCACTTTACGACAAAGAGCGGCCGGGGCTTTCTCTCGTCCTCCGTCATAAGTGCCGTAAGGTCCATAGGTATTGTGGAAACGAGCAATCTTAACATCCAAACCGTGGTTCTTGGCATAAGAGAGGTAGAGTTGCTCACTAAACATCTTCTCCCAACCATAAGCGGTTGGGGGGACACCAGGGTCGTCCTCACGGCCTGAATGCTCATCGGGGTAGACACACACCGAGGAGGAGTAAAAGAGCTTACCACAGCCCATTTTAACGGCTTGGGAGGCGATATTAAGGTTAATCGAGGCGGAGTTGTGCATAATGTCGGCATCATTATCGCCGGTAAAGATAAACCCCGCGCCGCCCATATCAGCGGCTAATTGATAAATTCGGTCATAGTGTTGGTCTAACTCCCACCCTGAAGCGTCAGCAATCACCACCTCATCAGCCGGACTGTTTTCGTATGGACAATGCTTCAAGTCCACCACCTTAACCCACCAACCCTCGGCTTTTAGGCGTTTAACTAGGTTGTGGCCGATAAATCCCGACCCGCCTATGACTAAGCATTTCATATAGTTATCCAATTAGCTGGTAATACTGTCCGCTCTAATCCGTCTGGATGCCACAGGGCCGGAGCGATGACTTTCTTGTTGGGATTGGGGTTGAGATAGGCCGCCCACCACGAGAACGAGGAGTTAGCGATGATGTTGTGCTGACAAGAGGCCATTAAGTTTAAGTCCGTCACTTCGTCATTCCCCTCTGAGAACTCACACTCTTCAAACAGAGGTTGTCTCTTGCACCAAGCAATATCATCAGAGAAAACCAAAAAGTTGGCATCTGGGAACATCTCCATCGCTTCTTCATAGTAACCACTTTCAAACAAATCAGTGTAGAAAGGATTATTCACATAGTCTCCCCGGCGGACATGGATTGACACTTGGTCTAGGTGGCCGATTCCAGTACTAAAAATGGCCTTTATCTCTCGGTTGTAATCCTCAAAATACTCCTCACTTTGGAGATAGATGTCTGGGATTTCTCCTCGCTTAACTTGGGCAAACAAATAGGCATATTGGAACATCTGATTACCCAACCGGCCCCCTAATTTCCACATCGGAATCATAGCAGTTTAGAATAGGCTTCTTCCCAAAGGTGGGCGTTATTGTTGATATCGTAATTCTCAAGCACATACTGCTTAGCTTTTCGGCCCATCTCTCGGCGTTTCTCCTTGTCTTTAATCAGCTTTTCAATCTCTGGTATCCATTGGGTGTTGTCGTTTACGAGCACTAGGTGGTCAGCGTCTTTTTGATAAGGGCTTAGACCATCAGCGAAGCCTTGACACACACATGGGATTTTGAACATTGATGATTCAAGAAACTTCAGGTTGCTCTTAGCTCGATTGAAGTAGTTATCAGCCCGAGGAATAACCATTAAGTCTAGTTTAAGCGAGTTGAGCTTGTCGTAGTAGAGGTCGGCGTTGACCAACGGATGCCACTCGACATCCACCGAGTCTAGGAAGTTGTATTCGTTCTCGTAAGCCCGAGTGATGATGGGATTGGAGTCACGGTTGGCCGGAAGCGAGAAGAACACTATCTTAACCCGCGGGTCTTTCTCGTAATGCTTGATGATTGGGGATAAAACATCTAGATCAGACGACATCCCAAGGGAGCCGGTGATGCCTATCCGCACCACATCAGTCTCGTTTCGTAACGGCTCGTCAAAATAGAACGGGTCGATGAAATTAGGTAAAACCACGACTTCTTTATTCAGCTTTTTATACTCATCAGCCAAGAATGGGGTGGTTGTTGTGACTAAATCAGCCTCAATCACAAACTGGTCAACAATTTTATTCACATCACCCAACCCTTTACGCACTCTTTCTTCGTTGAAGTAGGTGTTTAGTTTAATCGACCCCTTGTCTTTGTAGGTGTCGTCATTGTCCATCACGATTTTCTTGCCTTGTTTCTTGAGGAGGCGGGCTAAATCGAGTTTCCGGGGGTCTTCAGGACGATGGAAGACCACAATATCAGCATTTTGGGCGGCTAAAGCCTTATTCTCGGGAGTTTTCTCTAGGGGATGGATGGAGGTGTGGTCGCCGTCCCAACCATTAGCCACTAAAGGTAGGAGACTTCTGACGATATAGCACCCAAAGCTACCACTGCTCACGAAATAAACCCTCATGATTGGTCGGCTTTACGGATAATCTGCTTGGTCCTAAAGTCAATAACATTACCATTAGCATCTAACATCTCCCTAACCCTCACCGGATTGGGGTCAATGAATACGGTCTTTTTATTCGGTTTTGTGTTGATTTTCATAGATTGCTTCCAAAGTTGTGGGGTAAGGAACTTTGGAGACCAGACCCCACAACAATCTTAAAGATTAAAGATTGTTACTGTCAGTGGTCGCTGGAGTCAAAACACGGACTCCGGCAACATCACGGTTTTCCACTACACCGTAGAGGATGTCAGCGGTCGTAACCGTTGAGAGATACTCCGGAATGTAGTTGGACTGAACCCGAATGCCACTTGAACCAACCATCGCTCCCTCTGAGCCACCAGCTCCCAAGGGAGAGGTTGCCCAGTGAATAGCGTCAGCGTGAACAAAGGCATTGTTGCGACCAGCCGTACCAGACGGGACGTGGTAAGCAATCTGGGTGGTCAAATATACGGGCTGACCGTACAAGTAACCAGCCGGGCGCTTAGCCGTCGGGTCATTAACTGGTGAGTTAACAGCGAGAGAGAACTTGTCAATCCGCTGAATTTGTCGCCAGAAAACGGTTGGGTGGAAGAACCAGGCCGCTTCCATTGAGTCAACATTATTGGCCTCAAGGTAAGCAAACGCCGAGCGAATGTCCGAGTCTTGGAGGTTGGTGATTGATGAGCCAACAGAATTGCTAAAGTCGGCAAACAAAGCAACAATCGCTGTATCAAGGGTCTTCGCGATAGCGTAACCGCAGTTCTTGGCGTAGCGTTCCATAACCGAGTATGAGCGCTTCATTTGAGCCGCATCGTTATCTTCGATAGCGAATGAAGATTCGTACCAGTTACTTACCGTCAAAGTGACCTTAGTATCAGTCGGGCTGTTTAAGGCCACGGCGACACCAAGAGACTTAGCAGTAGCGGTGAACTCCGTTGTATTAGGAGTGTAAAGCGTATCACCACCACCTGCTAACTCATCACTTCGGTCGGTAAAGAAAGGAGCGGCGACCAAACGGGCCCGATAGAACTCGTTAATGCGCTCACCCCAAATCTCTGGAATATAGCTTGCCAGCGAAACGCTGGACTCTGTGCCAGTTGGGAATGCCATATCGTTTTTTGCTATTTAATAATGGCTCCCCCACTAGGTTAAGATAGATCTTTCACCATTGCCTTGTGTTCTTCTCGAGTTAAACCTGGAGTCTTGAAGTCTTTTTTAGGCTTCACCCCCGATGAACTGCGAGAAGCAGGCAAGCTGGCTTCTTCTTGCTTCTTATTTTTGTCAAATTTATCCTTCACCGCAACGAAGATAGGATCAGTTTGAGCTTTAATGAGAGAGACCTTTCTAACTTGGGCGACGGCCTTCAGTTCCCCTAGGAGTTCCTCGGGCATACCGCCTACTAAAAGGACGGCCTCTTCCACGCTAAGCTGTGGAGAAGGTGCTTCGGCTGGTTTCGACTTGTCCGCGTCTTTCAACGCTTTTAAATCAGCTTCGGCCTTCTTTGCACGCTCAAACAATTTCTTGTTTGTAGCCTGCAGTTGTTCGACATCTACCGCTGGAGTTTCCTCCTCGGTCTCAGGAGTTTCAACAGTCTCCCCGTCTGTCTCGTTTGAAAGGTTGAGGTCCTTATTGTCATCATCCATATAAGCTATGGTTAATCGGTTTAGAGAGTTTTCCTTCTCATGGACTGGCTTTTTATATGAGGTGGCCCTGTCCTAAAGCCCTCGCGGTTTTACCGTCTCTTGGCGGCTTCCTTATCTAAACGCCGTTGGGCGTTTCTTTTAAGGATGTCATAGCGCCGGCGCTCATTAGCGTCCATCGGGACAACTTCTTCCGGCTCGACTTCCTTTTTCACTTTAATTTTTTTAACTTTAGCCATATTTAGCGTGGATTATTGATAATTGGTTTCTCTATTTTACCATACAACTCCTCTAGTCTGTCAAAGGTGCGGTCAATTAACTTGCTGGTTTCGGGGATACCGACCACTGATTTACCCTCAAAAGCCAGCTCAACCGTCATTTCCTTTAAGGTCTCAACCATAAAGACTTTAACGGCTTCCCGTTGGCCCTCGTTGTCGTAGAATTGTTGGAGAGTAGCGTTCATATTAGGCAGCTAAGGGAGCGGACTCTGGGGTTGGGACTGGGGTGGTGGTTTGCTGGGGAACCTGCTTGGTTGGCCTAGCCCCCTTACCTAATGAAACAGGTGAGATGCCAGACCCACTAAGCTCGACAATTTGATTAAACACCTTAGAGAGGACGGGGTCGGCTAAGACACCAAACTCGCCGGTGTTGGGGTTAAACGAGGCAATCACTGCCCGCATAATCTCCGACAAGGACTGGAGGATGACGGCCTTATTCATCTGCTCACCAGTGGTAATGACTGTTACCTTACACTCAATTTCCTTGAAGAAATCCTCAGGGATCTTAATAAACCGCCGTTTGCCATTCTTTCTGATTGATGTTTTATACCCGTCTATCATCATCTCCTGCTCTTCCGGGGAGACTAAAATGCCCTCAATCATTTTCTTCTTAATTTCTTGGTTGGAGCTGTACACTGCAAAGCTCTCGTCAATCTTCTCCAACTCTTCATCGGAGAACTCGGTGACAAGGATATGTTCGGCTTTAATCTTCTTGATTAAGTAAGGGATAACCCATTTATCAAAGATTTTGGTCAAGTGAATACCCCACTCCTCTCGTTTGTAGTCAAAGGGCTTGGTAGCGACTTGATTTAAGAGGGCGGTTTGCGAGTAAGGGGTGCCGGACGGTGGCTGTTCACCAGTGATAGCATTAAAGGACGAGGTAACATTATCTGCTTGGGTTCGCCATTTTTCAATCTGGTTTTGATACTGACCCAAAGCCGAGGGAGCCAAGTTAAATGAGTTGATATCCGAATCCTTCTCCAGCTCGTAAATCTTGCCGTGGTCGTGTTCTAAGATATTATTTCCCAGTTTTGGAGGTGGTTTTGATTCCTACCCGACCGGCCAAGGACATAGCGATAGACTCGTTAATCACTGAGTCGTTAGTCCAGACTTGAGCTTCTTCAGAGTCCTCAATCACTCCTCGGCCCAACCCGTAACCGTTATCTTCCCAAGCTAAGTATTCGTAATAATCCTCCATCACCCCGGGGATTTCATCAGCACTCATCAGGAAGTGCTTACCGTCTACCTCGGCGACAAAGTATCGCTGGAGAGTGAAAGTAAACTCATCGGCTTCGGTGGAGTCCTCATTTTGCGAGTCCTTGAAGACCTGGACAGGGAATTCGCCGGTGATTTCATAAACATCAATATCAGTCTTGTCTTTGAGCTTCCGGTTGGCTTTTAACACCTCGGTTACATTATCCCAAACATCGTCTTTCTTCTTTAGGGCAACTGGTGAGAGGTAATGATGTTCTACAATCGGACCGCCCAAAATATCATTCTGGTCGGTGAAAACATTGGTCCAACGGACAACCTCGATCTTTAACTTACCTTTAGGAGTGGTCTTTTTGAGTAAGTAGCCACCGTATTTAGGTCTAGTGCTACCCATTTGGTTGAAGGTTCGGGAAAACTCGCTTTCTTTCATCCACTCGTAAGCCTCGCGGTTCAAGAGCATTGAGTGGACTTGATACTTAGGATTGTCCGAGATGATTTGAATGTCCTTAATATCCAAGTCGGTGGCGGTTTTAGCTAGGGCAACCCGATAATTAACGATATTATAAAAAGGTCGGGGTCGGCCTAACTTGTCTAAATTCACCCCTGATTTGCCGGTAGCGTCTTTGTTTTGTTCAAGATAACGGGAGTCGGAGTAAAACTCACACATTCGGACAATTTCAAACTGCGAACGCTTTAGGCCGTCAATTTTCTCAAGACTGCTCTTGTGGTAGTTGGTGTCTAAAGTCTGTAATTCGCTAAAGATTTTATATTGCTTGGTTTCCATTTAGAGTTGGGCCGCAACTCTGATTGTTAATGTCTTAATTATACCATATCTAACGGGCATTGCTAGTCAAATTGCGTCTAGCTTCAAAGAATTGCCTTGCCCGCTCCTCTTGGGTGAGGACATTGTCGCTGTTATTGGTGCTTAGAGCATACCGCAGGGCATCGAGGGCGTGGTCGTTCTCTTTAACTGGGTTCTCTTCCTCGTTATGGTCTGGCCGTTTCTCTGGATAGGTGTAGGTTTCAAACTCACTGATTAAATTAACGCAAGACTTGTGGATGTGGAGCTTGCCCATTTTAAGCAACTGCCTGATTCGGTTGATACCGTTCTTGACCGAGTCTTTATTCTTCACCACCTCTACCACCGCAATCCCCGAGCGTTGCATCACCTCAATCGCGCTTGGTGATTCGGGGTCTGGGTACACTCGGTTAAACCCACAGGATTTAACATAATCCTTAATCTGGTCTTCCGTCCGGCCGGTTTTATACCACTCGGCGACCACAGTGTAATTCTCGTCCCCGTCCCGTTTAATATGGACTACGGCGGTTGGGTTAGTGAAGCCAAAGTCTATCCCGGCGATATACTCATCGCATTTGTCTGGGATTTCATCAATCACGTGGCGGTCCCGGTTAAACTCTTTATAAACCAGACCTTGTTGTTTTCTAAAGTCAGCCAGATATTCCTGGGCAAAGGTGTCCTCTGGTTTGGAGAGCTTTTCCCGCTCAATTTCCTCTGGAGGGATGAATGGGTTGTCGTAAGAGGTGAAGTGAAAAGATTTATAGTCTGGGTCTTTAGCTTCCATCCCGTATAAATCGTAGAAGTGGTTAAACCCTTTAGGGGTGGAGATAAACATCGCTGATCCTTTACGGTCAATCAAAGTCGGGGATAAAACCTCATTCCAACCAAGCCAAAAGTTACGGTAGGATGACACCTCATCGCAGACAATAAAATCATTAGCCAATCCTCTACCCTTACCTCGTTCTTGGACAGATTCCCAACCATATAGAGCAATCAGAGATTCTCCCCCATCTTCGGTCATTATCTTTATTTGTAAAAGTGATTCGTTTTTGTAGGTGATGATGTTCTGGCACTTGGCTAGAAGCATTGCCCAAGTAATCTCTCTGGCATCATCTCTGGTGGGAGCAAAGTAAGCCACCCGGCGGTTCTTCTTCTTAATTGCCACCCCAACCATCTCTTCGATGGCTAGGACTGTTTTACCGAAGCGTCTGCCACAGTTTAGAACTCTAAAGCGGTGGCGATCACTGGCTATCTGACTCTGACTGGGTGTTAATTTCATTCTTCTCGATTATCTCTTGAGCTAGTTGGATGATTGGTTTTCCTTGAGAGGTGATGTCAGTCGCGTTAGCTGGGTTGCCTTCGGCCATTTTCCAAACTATCTCAGTTGGTAGGGAAGCCAAAAAATCAATTTTATCTTCCTCTGATAGTTTAAGTAAGTATTCCCTAGCAAAGTCCTTTAGGGATTTACCTTTAGGGCGACCATTAGGGTTTCCCGACTGACCTTTTTTCCACTGAAATTCTTTTGGTGGTATTTTGTAAGGCATTTCGTTGTTTTATCACTGTATTTCTGCGATTACTCATTATACCGCTTTTCTACCTGTCTATCAAGTTGCTCCTCTATCCGTCCAAGTAATCGTTCAAGGACATACTCTACTCCCTGAACGCGGAAATAGACGGCGGCGGCTAGGTCTTCCTCACTTAACGGTTTACGCCCAGTCAGTTTTCGTTTAACATCTTCCGCCCATAAGTTAAAATGTCTCTCCGCTTTCTCAAGGTGGATTAAAAGGTCTTCTTCAGTTATCCCCTTCTCCCAATTTCTTGCCCCGTAATGGGGAACACCCTTAGAACAAAGCGAGGCCCAGCGTCTAAGCATTGGGTTCTCCATATTCATTGGGACAACCAAGTCGTAGCGTAGTTTGCCAGCCGTATCATCTCCAGCCATTCCTGATTTGGTGGTGACTTTTTTATTACTTTCTAGGTGGTATGTTTTGTTCATTTCCTGCACAATATTCCCCCACACTTCGTCCTTGTCCTTTTTAGATAGTTTTATTTGCTTCATAGCATTGGTGTTAAATATGTCAAGGATGAGTACAATTTGTACTTATCCTTTGGTTGCTTTCTAGCATAAGTCTTAAATGAGGCCAGTTTTGAGACTTGGCCGGGTCTTGGGAGTTATCTGCGACTCTTGAGAAAGAGGCGGCAGATTTCAAAATAGAACTCGTCAGGTTGTAATTCTTGAGGGGTTACTTGCTCGATTTGGCGGTGGCAATCATCGCACAAGTAGAGCAAAGGGGACTGCTCGAAGTGGCGTTGGGGGCAACAATGATGTCTGGTGCCGGGTTTAATCTTGAAACAGCCCGGGCAGAGGATTGTCCCCTTGTATTCATTCCTCTTCAGTCGTCTCTTCATTGTTCCACCCCGGTATGTCCGAGAGGTCCACTTCTTCTTCAATTCCTTGGAGGCCGTTAGACCCCAAGTCTTGAAGCTCGCCTCTAGGACTGGCCTCGAATTGGAAGGTGACACCACTGGCCGAGCCGGGCGGAATGATGAGCGGTTTGCCCAGCCGGATGGCAGCCATTAGCTCCATTCTCGCTCCCATTGACTCTTCCCAGCCCGGTAATAGGGCAACATAGTCTGCGAGCAACAGGTAGCCCAAATCACGGACAATGCACTCAATCCACGGCGGTGGGTTGGTGGGGTCATCCAGTTTGGCTGGGTTCATCACCGCGTAACCGCCTTGCTCAAAGATGTTCTCCCAGTAGGCGAAGAACTCGATGTAGCCCTCGTTGCCGGTAATCGGCCCACTCAAGTACACGATGTCTTTCGTCTCCATAATTTACCTTTCTCCCCACCCTCCGGCGGGGCGATGTCTCCGGCTAAAGCGTCTTAACGCCCCCAAGAGACTGGTGTGGACACCTTGGATTTCCGCCTGCAACTTCTCGTATTTGAGCTTACAGTCGTCACAGATGAGGAACAGCTCCTCGTCCCGACCGTAGTTCTCAAACTTCCAAAAAGACTTACAGGCAACACAAGTGAGTTTTTTCATTTGGTCCTCCTTAACATCGTCCAAAGGACAAGGGCAATGAGGACCACATCTACCGACAGGGTAAATATGTCCATTGCTCTCTCCTTAGAATTTGTACTTCTTACCGAGTTTCTTCTTCTCCTGTTTAGCGAGGCGTAACTGGCACGCCTGGCAGATTGAGAGGGTTATGTGGTCTTTCTTCCACTTGCCATTCGTCACCTCCTTACGGCGGGGGACGATGGTGGCTTCGCAATGAGAACAGCACACAGACACGACACACCGCCTTTCTGATGAAGTGATACAGCCGTTCGAAGTCATACCTTAATTCCCACAAGATGAGGAAGCAGGTAATGACCAACACACACAAAGTAAACCTAAGGATATTAGTCATCGCTCCCCCTTTCAGAGTTCTATTTGTCAAAGTTCAGCTCCTGTTACGGGAACCAAGGCTTCGGTTTGAAAACTGAACCGGGAACACCACCAAGGAGCTGGAAGACTCCCCCTTAGTTCCTGTAAACGAAGCCCCATTTTAAGGAAAATGAGGCGAAACCGTGTGGTTAGAAGTCAGTGTGGACGATAATCGGGGCGACAATCGTTTTTCCCCTCTTAGAATCAAGGAGGAAGAACGCTTGCTTGGGCCTTTCGTACTCGGCCTTGATGACAATGCCGTAAGGCGAGTAGCCAATGAGCGACCCGTTGACGATGCAGTTGCCGGTGTCTTTGAACTGGTGCCAATGCCCGCAGATGTCGAGGTCGGCTTCTTTGGCCTTGTTCCACTGGGCAATGGCTTTGTTCATTGGAATCGTGATACCCCCGACTCCCCCTTGATACTTGATGGCGTGGCCGTGGTGAATCCGCACGGTTTGTCCATAAACATCAAGGAAAGTGTGGTAGGACTGGTTGATGATGAATTTCACCCGCTTTTCCTTCAGGAAATGAAGGGCGAGGGAGTGGTACATCAAGTGTTCCAATGAGTTGCCTTGCTCGGTGGAGTGGTGGATGCGTTTGGTAATTCGCGAGTGGTTCCCTGTACAGCAGGGGATGGTCAGGTGGCAGTCGGTGTTCTTGAGCAGAAACTCAATCCCCGAGGCCAACCAACTTTGGACCAGCATCACCGCCTCAATCGGCCGGAGGGTGTTCATCTCCATCAGTTCCTCGTGGATTTGATTGGTGATGAAGTCCCCCAGGAGTCCGAGGACGATTTCTTTGATGCGGATATCGCGCCGACAGATATTCAGAAGCACTAAGGCGTTCTTGAAAAAGCGGTCGGAGCGGGCTTTGGCAATCTCGAGCGAATACTCGTTGAGGCCGTAAACGCTTTCGGCGGTTACTCGTTCCTCCATATGCCAGTCCGAGGCGACGATAAAGGCGGTTGCCTCACCGTGGCCTGATTTCTTGCTGGCAACAATCTGGTGGGTAGATACCCGCTTTCTCATCTGGAGAACATTCGCCACTTGTTCTTCAAGGGCATCGTTCTCTTTGAGGAGAAGTTGGTATTTGGCTTTCAGCTCTCGGAAAAGAGACTGGTCAGCCAGCTTTTGTTTGTCGTCAGCGACTGTCTTCTTCTTCACGGGAGCCTCCTTTGTACTTCCCCCATCTGATACACAAGTACCAGTGATGGTGGGAGTGAATCCATTTGAACCACTTCATTTCAGTACCCTCCGCGAATCGGGTGATTCACCTTGAGGTTAATGATGGTGAGTAGACGCTTCCACTCGCGGTTGGTCATCAACTCGGCGATTCGCCGTTCCTCTTTGAGGACTTCGGCCTCCACCAAGTCTCCCCGAAGGCAATGAATGACCTCGTGTAAACAAGTGGAGAGGATGTCATACTTTGGGTTAAGGACGATTTCGTCCACACGGTTTGTCCAACCGCACTTTCTGGGGATGACCTTCAACTTAATCCGGACATCCCCTTGTAAGAACTCGAAGATTGCCCGTTTCATTTCGCCTCCTTGATGAGGGAGAGGATAAAGTTAGCGAGCGCGTAGCATACCAGCACGCCCGCCATTTTCACCTCACCGTCATAAGCCGATTTGACCGCCCCTAACACATAGAGAAGGCCGGCGAGTACAAGGTATATATTCATCAATAATCCTCCTTGTTTTTGACGCCTTTCCACTTACTACCACAACTATACCCACAAAAGAGTTGCTTACGATGCTGCGATAATACCCCGAATTTCTTGCCGCACAATTTACACAAACGGCTGCCAACGACAACTTTTTTTCTGTTGTTGGCTGACTTTTTTGTGCAATCACGACATCTATAAGAAAATGTACCCGTGCTAGATTGGTAAAAATTATCAAGATTGACTAATAATTTTCTCCCGCAACCAGTACACCATTTATACCAAAATCCATCAACCAACCACCACCCCTTGGTAATTCGCGAGTGGTCACCGGGCGTTAGAAGTTGAAGGTTTTCTATACGATTATCGCCCTTAACTCCATTGATGTGGTGAATTTGGAATTTTTGGGTATCTATGAGGTGGCCGAGATGTTGTTCCATCACTAATTGATGTTCAATAACAAACCCGTCCTTATCCGCCCGCGGATGGCCGGGGCAAGACCTCATGATATAACCTTTCTGTTTAACCCAGAAACCCTTAGATTTTCTCATAGAAGAATGATACCACAAACCAGTTCATATTCGCAACAGATTCATACGCACCTCCTTCTAACCTTGTTAAAGAGCTTAGTTTACCGACATTCCGGTCCCAAGCTATAACACAAATTATCAAAATTGTCCTGTAATTTAGCCTATATTACAACGGCTACAGATTAAGGCCGAACCGCCGGCCGAGTCCCTGCTCGTAAGCTGGCAGAGGACATTCATTATTTCCCGGTTAATCCGGGTCAAGCGTGCCACCGTAAAACCTGGCAGTAAAAAGTATCCTCCCCAGGATGCTTTTTATTATACCACAGTCACCATTACAGAGTTATCCACCTTTCACTAAAAAACCGCCTTTTGGGGACGGTTATGTAGTATATATCTTTAACCCGAAGATATACTAAAACGGGAGTTAGTTTACATTGCTTGGGTGATTAGGTCTTTCATGGGTTATTCTCCTTAGGAGGGATTAAGGTTAAATCTACTAATCGCCATTGTTGAAGTTTTGTTTTCTTTGACACCAATGAAAATGGAATAACAATTACACCCTCATCAAGAATAATAGACCTATCCCAAAAATCATTGTGTCCGCAACAACTTCCCCTTGTCCAAATTCCCGCTTTCCAAAGAGCCAAAACTTCATCGGCAATACACTCGTCAACAGCAACTTTTTTTGCAGGAACATCCCATTTAAAATACTCATTTGGGTCAAGTATTCTTTCAGGAGTTTCTCCGATGTCTGGTCTATTACTACTTCGACAAGTGCATTCCACTTCCCCCACTATCTCCTCTACTCTTTTATTGGTCATACTTTATTCTTTTAAGCTGATAACTAATCTTCCATAATCACTCCAAGGGCAGTTAAGAAGTCATTTAGTTGTGATTTCTTTATTTTAGTTTTTCCGCCCTTACCATAAAACTTAGCGTTCATCAATTCGGCTCCACTAGGGTCGGCTCCACGAAGGTCGGCTCCACTAAGGTTGGCTCCACCAAGGTCGGCTCCACCAAGGTCGGCTCCACTAAGGTCGGCTCCACTAAGGTTGGCTTCACGAAGGTTGGCTCCACCAAGGTCGGCTCCACTAAGGTTGGCTTCACTAAGGTCGGCTTCACGAAGGTTGGCTTCACTAAGGTCGGTGTCTCCTTTCTCAATAATCGCTTCCTTGTAAGCCGTCTTGGTGCTTTGGAAGACAATCTCCCCCGTAAAACGATTTTTAATCGCAATACCTAACACTTTTTCTTCGGCTTTATTTTCCGCCTCGCTGATATACTTCTTGACCTCATCTAAATTGTCTAGCACTTGTTGTTTGGTTATTTTCATACTTATTTTTTAAGCTGATAAGGGGTTACTTGATTTTCTTATAACAATACAAAACTCCATCAACATCGCACAATAAACCATATCCCTTCTGCCAAACTTCCATTCGTTTTTTGATGTAAGAATGATGTTTTGGTTCTAGTTTTAGGTCAGCGACTATAATACCTCTAGTATATAAAGCGGCGTCCCGAGCGGCGTCCCGAGCGGCGTCCCAAGTGGCGTCCCAAGTGGCGTCCCAAGCGGCGTCCCGAGCGGCGTCCCAAGCGGCGTCCCG